AAGCACTTGCTGGATATACTGCCCCCGAATATACTACAGATTCATTTGCATTAAAAGGTCCATGGATCCGAGTAACTATTGGAGATTATTTTATTTCGCAGCCGGCTGTTATTGAAAGTTTATCATATACATTTGTTGATAGTGATACAACATGGGAAATTAACATAGAAGAAGATCCAGAAATGAAACAAGTAACACATAAAATTGATGTTAGTATGGGATTAACTATGATTACTGATTACTTGCCGCAGAAAGGTGGCGCATTTTATACATTTGCACCAATAAATGATATCGGCGTTAATGGTGCAGCTTCTTCAACATCTAAGGGTGGTTGGTTAAATGATTTTCGAAAAAAAGGCCCTATAGGAACACCTAACGCATCACCAGGCTCAACAGGTCAAGAACAGGAATTATAATGAGTAGTAGATATCAATCAACCAAACAAATACGAGATGCGCGCAATATACGTAGAGCACAAACATGGATTTATGCAGTTCCTGAAACTAATAACAATGATACATTTATTCAAACAACTACTTCAGATCGATTAGATAACATTGCTAATGACTTTTATGCAGATCCACAGTTATGGTGGCTTATTGCTGCAGTAAATGGTTTAGGTAAAGGTTCATTAATGGTTCCAGAAAATACTAAATTGCGAATTCCATCTGCAGATAACATTCAAGAACTAGCTATACAAATAAATAATATACGATGAGCGAAATATTTTATTCACAGGTAGATTTAAATTTGCAACAAGAATTAAACGCGCGTGCCTTAGCCGGACACCGCCGAACAACAGCTGATTTAAATTATATGCTATCAAAAGTTGCAAATGTACAAATAAATGCATATGAATTTAATAGCAAAGACGTATATGCAGTAGATGTAGTAAATGAATTAGGCGGTCGTAATGTAACATCTGCGCAGTATTTACCAACTGGGCCGTACGGGTATTTATCGCCATTTAATATTAGTAAAACTGAATTAGCTTGGATTGTTGAAGGCATTACTGGTAAAGTAGCTGTACCGGTATTACGAGATACGACTGCAGTTAGTAATAATAATCGATGGCCACCATATCTTTCGTCGGCAGAAATTTCAGTTGGTGATCATAGTATGGGATTATTAAATACTGCTACTGTAGTTATAGAAGTACCAAATGTTAGTAGAGATATTGATTTAATTGAAGAAATATATATGCGACCAGGTCGCAAAGTAAAAGTTGATATTGAATATCCACTTAATTCTGTAATTACAGGTCTTACATTATCAGAAGATGTTTTACCTACCGAAGAAAAATTAAAATCATTATATGGAACTAAAATTGACATTGCTGCAAAATTACAAGAAATTAGCAAAATGAATCGAGTTTCATTTGAAGGTTTAATTACATCGTTTGATTTATCATATAATTCTGATTATTCTGCAACAGTAACTTTAACAATGCGAGGCACAAGCAATGTTTTAGCAGATGTGACTGCATTAACTGATCCAGACACTGTAAAAGAAAATTCAGATGGCACGGCAACTGTTAATCCGATTACTAATCCAGATGACTATGCAAACTCCGTTTTAATTCCAACAGGTTCGGGAATCAAATCATTTTATGATTTATTGTTTAGTGAAGCAGAAACATTAGCTAAAAGCAAATCTAGATTAACTTCCGATGTTACGGTACTTACTGGAGAAAAGGATGATTGGATTTTATTTGGTAATGCGTTTGCAACTACCGGAGTCGAATCAAAAAATGACCAAAAAACTTATCAAAGATATATAACATTGAATCGTTTAATTAAATTTATTAATCGTTACGTTGTATCTAAATTAAAAAACACAGTTGCAGTACCAGAAATTGTTTGTGATAGTGAAATTTGCAATAGCTCATATTATGCAAATATAGTATCCGTTAATCCATGGGATGTTTTATTGTTACCATCAAACGGACGTAAACGGTCTACTGAAGCATATGGAACAAAAGTATTTTTTGAATCTACTAATTTTGGTGATTGGCCTGGATTTTTAAGCAGTGATAGAGCATTTCCACCTCGCATATTTTTAAATTTGTCAATGATTAAAACAATTATTGAAAACTTGGAAAAAAACTCAAGTAAAAGTTATCCAATATCTGATTTACTAAAAGAAATTAGTACAAGTATTGAAGATGCCACTGCTGGCGCTATAAAAATGAAATTAATATCGCATCCACGGCTCGATTCGGTATTATTGTTCTATGATGAAAAATACCTAGGACAACCAGAATCATTATCAGTAGTTAAACCGTATCATGTTCCGATGCATGCTAAAATAAAAGTAAATGAAGAAGAATCATATGGTAGTATTGTACAAGATTTTAAAATGTCAGCAAAATTACCAGATAGTGCAGCAACATTATCATATGTTTTAAATCAAGCTCCTGATAAAGTATCAGAAGATGATATTGCACCATATATGAACGCAATGTATCAATTTAATGATCCAGCAAAATTATCTGCAGCAGAAGCATTATATGCACAAACTCATACAAAACGTTTACAAGAATTTGAAAAACAAAAAGAGGAATACGGAAAAAGCATTACTGATAGAACGTTGCAAGCTAAATTAAAAGAAGCTATGGTAAAATATCTTCAATATCCGTATAAAAAGTTTGATCGAGCACAATCAGCAATTGCACCTATATTCCCATGGGATGTCTCTTTTACCATTGAGGGCATTAATGGATTTCGATATGGCGATGTATTAACATTTGATGTATTGCCAAAAAAATATACTGCTAATACGGTATTTAGTATTATAAATATTACGCATAATGTAGCTCAAGACGGACAATGGAAAACGGAAATTAAATGCATCATGCGACCTAAATTGGATAAGTAATGCGACTTAAAGTATATTATCAGCCAGATGAAGTTGAAGAATATTTGTATACCTTTGGTAACGAATGGATGCTAACTGATTCTAAACAAGAATATAAAGGAGCATATCATAAATATTTAACTGGAGAAGTATATACGCAATCGACATATAATTCTGTGTTATCAAAAGCATTAATACCATTTCAGCCAATCGAAGAAGATGCATTTGCATATTCACAACTTCGTCCTGATATAAAAATATTATCCAATATACGAATTGCATCTCATATTCCAATTGTAACGCCTGCCGATTTAAAAATAGGTTATATCAATCGATATTTTGTGCAAAAAATCAATGAATCTTGGATAATAGAAATCAATCAAACATTATATAATCAATTAGTAACAGATGGATTTGAAGCAATTTTGTATCGGTTTGTCGCCGTTAAATGGTTTGTTTCTGGAACATTAAACGATATCGATAATGGCAATGTTAAAACGTTAGGGGTTATAACAAAAAATTTACAGCAAATACAAAATGCTAGTAATGTTATACCTAATATATCATTAAAATTGTCAAATCCTGCAGAATTATATGTAGATACTGAATATGTTGTACCAGTAGACATCAACGGCTTGGATTCTTAACATTTTTTTCTTATTATTCATATATGATTGTGGATACTATAGAAGATGCTCGTGGTACTTTGAACTATGTTCGGGGTCGCAAAACTTTATTAGTTCCCATATTCTGTAGTCCCACACAACATGTTGCAGTAAATACGCTATGTGCTATATACATTTATACGGAAGATGATGTAGAACGCATAATTCCATTTCGTCATTCTGAACAACTAAGGGGCTTTACTGAGCTTGTCCCGGAGTTTTTGGCATTAGAGAATATCTTTGTTCATGACAAGAAGCAATGGCTACAAACGGGAGGAAATGCTGCCGTATGGGATGTTAAGACATTGTGGTGGTATACATATTCAGAAGCATATGATGAATCGCATTATCCAACTGCAGCACATCGTTTCTATTGGCGTCGACACACAAACTTACCTGCAGTTAATAGCATCGTGCCATTGCAACAACATTTAGCAATGTGCCAAAAAATTCGACACTATGCTTGGCCAATGTGTGTTAATGCAGAATTAACGGAATCGTATTTGCAGTTCAATGCAACCTATCCGCAAGTATTTGCAGAAATTGAATCAGCGGGCTTGGCAGTTACTGATGAGTTTCGTATGCCAGAATTGATTCACCGCGAACGAGTATATTCACAATATAATTATCATACAGTAACGGGTCGACCTAGTAATGCATTTGGTGGTTTCAATTTTGCAGCAATGAACAAAGAAGATGGTACCAGAGCAGCATTTTGTAGTCGCTTTGAACAAGGAGCGTTGGTTGAAATGGATTTTGATTCATATCATGTTAGATTGATTGCAACGGCTATTGGATATGAATTGCCGGCATCTTCTATACATGATTATTTGGGTAGATTCTATTTTGATACAGATGCATTAACAGAAGAACAACGTGCAGAAAGCAAAGCCATAACGTTTCGGTTACTTTACGGAGGAATTGATTCTGAGTTTTTGTCAATACCATTTTTTCGCAAAGTAAATGATTTTGTGTACACATTATGGGATAAATGGAAACGTGCAGGATGTATTTATACGCCGATCACAAAACGTAGTATATGCAAAGATGCAGTGCAAAACATGACAGCATTTAAATTGTTTAACTACTATTTACAGGCCATTGAAACCGAAGTATCCGTACGCAAATTGCAACAAGTACAAGACTTGCTACGAGATTACGAAAGTTGCATAGTGTTGTATACATATGACTCTGTGCTATTTGATATGAATTATAAAGAAGCACGAGACTTGCTTCCTGCTATCAAGAACGTGTTAGAACAAGGAAATTTGCCGGTAAAATGTAAAGTCGGCGATATTTATGATAAAATGAAAACTATCTCATTATGACTATAGATTCAATATTAACAGAATGGAGTTACAGATTACCAAAAGGATATCCAACTCAATCTCGAGATTACAAGATGTTATACGATATCATTTTAGAAATGACGGATCTTTCGCCGCTTGAAGCGCAACACGTTGTCAATCGAGCACAAGGTATTACGGAAGCAACTGAATTGATTGATATTAAATCAATGTATAGTAATAGAGTGTTTCGAATTGAAACCTCTAATTCAATTACAATTTATTCAGAACAACCATTTGATGATCATGATTTTGATATTAACGATGCTGCACAAAATGAAATTCAATCTGTTTCAATAACAACTAATCAATTTTTGCAACAATTAAATTTAAAATCTAAATACAATGTATATAAATTTAATTTGTCTTTTCAATTAGAAAAAACGTATGTAATTAATGGAATCAATATTAGTAAAACACTAAATACATCGGATTTATTTAATGATGCTGCGTCATTTGAACAATATATTAAAACAAAGTTTAGCGTAGAAGGCCAGCAAATAATCGGATTGCCTGCTATGTATGATGCTGTTATGAGTAGTGATGAAACTGATCAATTAATTGATTTAATTACCGGCCCAGTAAAAATGCGATTAGCAACAGGAGTTGTACCCATTCGAGGAGTTTATAGTACATTATATAATATAATCAAAAATACGATTAAAATTCCAAATGGCGATGAATCAGAATTATGGTTTGCAATTTCATATGGTGGCTTAGTTAAAGGAGCAGTTGCTGGCGAATCTGGCATTGAAGCAGATATCGAAGTTGGCAATCAAACAGTTTCATTGAAAAACTATGAAAAGATTACTTTTGATTTTGGATCGTTATCTTCAGAAGGCGTACAATTGTTGAATAGTTTTTTAGAAATGGCAAAACTATTAACTGGCCAGGATATTAGCAAATCAAAAGGTCGAGAACAAATTAATTCGGTTTTAGATTTTTTAGATACAGAAAAAACTGAAACAGATATTCGACGAATTATTAAATTAGGCGACGAATCAGATATTCCAATGTTACAAAATATAAGCAAAAAACTACAATCATTTTATCAATTGGATGATAATTTAGATACCATGATTCATGCATTTTGCAATATTGTAGATAAAATGGTTGTTGAAAAAATTACATCGGTAAATTGGTGGGGCATGATAATCAAATCAAACGAAACATTGTTTTTAGAAGCTGCTGATGAATTAGCACCCATTTTAAAATGTCGCAATGATCGATTATCACCAGCAATTGCAAATTTTCACCAAAATAAATTATTTGTATTAGGTAGTCAACTAAATACTAAAGTAACAAAAAAACCGCAGGATTGATGAAGAATGAAAACACAACTACTTTGCACATTTGCACATAAATCAGATTTAAACATAGTATCAGATTACATACAACAAAGCTATACCATACCAGAACGCAGAATCTTCGTATTTGCCAATGCAGAAGCTACAGACAATTTATATTGCACATACAATGCAGATGCAGGAACACAACGGGGACAGAATACAATTAGCATTCACCGCAAAAAAGAAACCAATACCTTATATACCGTTAATGCACTTAATGAAGTTATTCGTGTTGTTAACAACGGAGTATTAGACAAAACATATCGATTGGATTGGACCAAATATCAAAATTCTTTTATCCTAACAGATGATGCGGGATACCGAGTAATTGACCTCGTATTTTTCAAGAAAATCGTTTGGAATTAATATTTATAATATATGATACGGTTAAAATCTTTATTGTTTGAAGTTTCACTCGATCAACTCAAAACACAATTTGTTGATACTGGCAAAATAACCGATTCTGAATTCGTTGAAATTATTGATGCAACCGGTGGTAAATCTGCATATGCTACTTGGTTAACTAAAATGGTTGCTAGTAAAATAATTCAACCTGAAGATTTATACAAATACAATTCATATTTTAAAATATTTGATCGTCGAAAACGAGAATATTCATTTCAAGATATAAATCAATATAAAACCTCACAAGATATTCAACAATTTATTATAAAGTCAGTTGAAATTTTTGACAAAGAAAAATCAGATCCATCGCAACAAAAAGGCGTTGCTCGGTCAGATAAATACCAAGAATTTTATATGGGTTCGGTTGAAGGGTTTGATGTATATGAATTGCCAAAGGGTCGCAAAGATTTATATGGCGTTTCTTGTGAAATGGGAAGTGGAACACAATGGTGTACTGCTACTGGAAAAACAAGAGAACATTTTGATAAATACATTTCAAAAGGCCCCCTATTTATTTTTTCTAAACCTGGTTCTGATGAAAAATATCAATTTTCATACCAAACAAAAAATTTCATGAATAAAAATGATCATGAAGTTTTATCTGCAATCACATATTCATCACCAGCCGATCAAACTAAATTATATAATTTATTTAAATTTATAGAATTTAAAAGACCTAGATTCAAAATACCAGTAGAAGCTAAAATTTTATTTAACGTGCATAATTTAACGGAAAAAGATCTAACAATCCGCGGCGATTTAAATTTATATGCATCTGGATTAACATCATTACCCGATGGATTAACAGTAACCGGCGAATTACACATATCTCGTAATGAAATAAAAACATTACCAAAAAATTTAACAGTAGGCAGTTTAGATCTTTCAAAAACTTTAGTAGAAACATTGCCTGATGATATAACAATTCGTGGTAGTTTAGCAATATCCAATACTCCAATTCGATCATTGCCTGATAATTTAACAATACCGGGTAGACTATGGATCAGCGGCGGATCAATAAAATCATTACCTGATAATTTAACGATTGGTAAAGATTTGTACATGAGTAATTTAAATTTTGATGAATTTCCTAAAAATTTAAAAGTTCAGGGTGATATGGAATTTATAGGTTCTGCAATTGCTGATAACTATGATATATACTCGCCAAATGATATACGTAAAATGATCGAAGATAAAGGCGGCAGTATAGGAGGTAAGATTTATATTTAAACTGATATTTATAAATGTAAAACAAATTTACCAATTAACTTTGAATTAACGAATTAATTACTTATATTGTAATTATATTTTTATATTTTATTAACCACTTAAAGAAAAGGAATTAAACAATGGCCTTGAATTTAGACGCTATCAAAGCAAAACTCAATCAGTTAAACAAATCTGATGACAAAAAACAAAATTTGTGGAAACCTGAATCAGGTAAAACGCGAGTAAGAATTGTACCTTACGTTCATCGCAAAGAAAATCCGTTTTTAGAATTGTATTTTCATTATGACATCGGAAAGAAATCCATGTTATCTCCAATTACATTTGGCAATGCAGATCCAATCGTAGAATTTGCAGACAAACTTAAAAAGACCGGAGATAAAGAAGATTGGTTGATGGGTCGTAAAATTGAACCTAAAATGCGTACCTATGTTCCCGTAATCATTCGTGGTAAGGAATCTGAAGGTGTTAAATTTTGGGGATTTGGTAAAACAATCTACACAGAATTGCTTTCAATCATTTCAGATCCAGATTATGGCGACATTACGGATTTAATGAATGGTCGTGATATTGATGTAGAATTTACACCAGCAGAAGGTGGAGCTTATCCAAAGACTGCAATTCGTGTTAAGCCAAATACACAACCTGCAACCGAAGACAAAGAGATTGCACAAAAAATCATGAATCAACCTACGATTACTGATTTGTTTCCAGAACCATCTTATGACGAACTAGAAAAAGCATTAGCAGAATGGATGAATCCAGAAAATGCAGATTCAGATGTTGATTCAGACGATGAAGAAGAAGCTCCAGCACCAGCAAAGGCTGCTAAACCAGCTGCAACTAAAAAAGTTGATGATGTTGCTTCTGCATTTGATGATTTATTCAACAACTAATAGTGAGGTTATAAAATGGCAAAGAGTAAAAGTAAACTGGAAATAGAAGATGCTCTAGCATCAACATTGGCAGACAGTATCAACAAGCAATTTAAAGGTCAAGCACTCAAAACTGCATTCTTTTTAGATGGCGATGAAGATGCTCCAAGCAATGTAACAGAGTGGGTATCATCTGGTTGCTCGATGCTCGATTTAGCAATTTCAAATCGCGCCCATGGAGGTTTTCCCGTTGGGCGCATCACTGAAATTACCGGATTGGAAGCATCTGGTAAATCGTTGTTAGCTGCACACACATTAGCAGAAACACAAAAGAAAGGCGGATTGGCAGTATATATTGATACAGAATCCGCAGTAAGTTCTGAGTTTTTAACGGCAATCGGCGTTGATTTGAAAACAATGCTTTATGTTCCTTTAGAGACAATTGAAGAAATTTTTGAAACAATTGAAACTATTGTTGAAGGAGTACGTAAATCAGACAAAAATCGTTTAGTTACAATTGTAGTGGATTCAATCATGGGTGCATCTACAAAAATTGAAATGTCTGCCGAATATGATAAGGATGGTTATGCAACTAGCAAATCCATTATCTTGTCCAAAGCAATGCGAAAAGTTACCAATTGGATTGCACGTGAACGTATTTGTCTCATATTTACCAATCAATTACGTACTAAAATGGGCGTATCATTTGGTGATCAATGGACAACTGCAGGTGGTAAAGCAATTCCATTTCATGCTTCGGTTAGATTGCGTTTAAAAAATACCGGAATGATCAAAGCCAAAGTAAGTGGTGTTGAACAAGTTGTGGGTAGCAAAACAGAAGTACAAGTAGTTAAAAACAGGATGGGGCCTCCACACCGCAAAGTCAATTATGAAATTTATTATGATTCTGGCATTGACAATTTTGGTGGTTGGTTAAACATCATGAAGAATTTTGATATCGTTAAACAATCGGGTGCTTGGTATACTATGGATGACGTAGATATCGAAACCGGAGAATC